AAAGAACAAAACAATATACCTTGTGTATAAAGTTTTGATTAACCTAGGTAAATGTCTTTAGTAAATAACAAATCTCTAGGGGGTGTGTCCTTTCACCCGTAAAATTGGTGTTCATTTATACCCGGAACTGGGGTTTACTAACCTATGTATATAGAACAAACACAGGTGGTGCTGCCAAAAAGTACGACAACACAAAGTCTTCACGCACTGCTCTCTCAAGACCAAGCGTGGCAAAGGCGCTATTTCCATAGCATGACATATTGGAACTAGGTTGTGATCTAGCTACAACTCCAGCGGTTCCTGGTAATCCTCCTGCTGTATTAAGTGTGCCGGTTAAAACTGGCGTCACTTTACATGCACAATAATAAGGAATCTCCACGGGAAATGTTCCAACATAAGCATTAGTTTTAGTCAAGCCAATCGCAGTGATAGGTTGACTAGCAACAACTGTCTGATCATGCCAATTCACTGTAGCAGAATCCTTAATCAAGGTTGATGGAACGTCATATGTCGCAGAACCACCAAGAGCTATAGAATTATCCAGTATAAGTGAAATAGGAACAGTAGGATCTTGTGGTGTGATATTCAATCTCATACCTCCCTTCATGAAAGCATACATTGGAGCAATGGCACTAAAAGCGTCACCACCCAAAATGTTAGTAGCCGCAATCAATCCAGAAGAATGATCTATCCTAACCATACCAATGACCCAAGGCCAAATTTTAAAACCATTTGAACCAACAGTAGTGTCATTGTATAATCTAGTAAATCTAGTAATCATCTGTCTCACAGACGAAAAATGTTCACCAATACACTGTTCACTATATTGAGTAGTCAGGTGTTTTTCTGGCATAGAACCTATTGGTTCAACAATAATTGTACTACTACCATCACCAGCTTCCAAGGAAACGGCAGAGGTGACGGTATTAGCATAATTAGAAGGGGCCTGCAATTCAAAATCATCTCCAAACGATAGGAACATGAGTACTTGTACTGTAGGAGCAACCGTCTCTGGTGCTCGTAATTGATTCAGTACATTAATACGAATATTACCTGAGGGCTCATCAATATATCCTGCCTGTGCATATCTAAATGGTAGCATAAACGGTAAAGTTAATACCACCTCATCAGAAGCCGTCAAATCTACAATCTCTCTCATGGAAAAAGCAGAATTGACAGTATCAGGTAGTGTAGTAATATTTTGTAATGGTGTCCAAGCAAATTGGAGCCGACCAGTGTGAAATTGAGTTTTAACAAACTTAAAAGTTAATTTAATACTGCCTCTCCAATATTTGAAAAACCGTGAAATATAACCTACTGGATGCAAATAAGCAGCTTTTAAAGTATGTCCAACAAAAACTTTATTGACAATACTAGGCCACTTGTTTGGTGACACATTAGATAGATATAATTCTGAATTTGAATTATCAGATAAATGCCAAGTGAAGGTATCCACTAAACAATTTACTCCTTTCAAAAATTCAAAACTCATTTCATCCTCAGAGCGAATAGAATATGCATCAGTAATTGTCAAACGATTATCAGAACGCAAAGCAAGAGGAAAAGAATTACAATCTCCATCAGAAGTAGCATTATATTTCACAATTTGTTGGGCAGAAGTCTGTGATGGGGTATCAACCACTGGCTTCGACCATCCAAAATAAGAAGCAACCGCAGAAGCAGCACCGGTTACCCAGGCAGCAACTCCAGCAATAGCACCTATTTGTGGTACACTTTGTAGTGAGGCAGCCACTGAAGAGACATTTCGTAAACCTTGACTCAAGGTTGGTTGAATTTGTTCCATCTCTTCAATGGTTTTAAACTTTCTAGTCTTAAAAGATCGACCTTTAGATCCAGATTGTGGAACTATTGGTGCAGCGAGTTCAAAATCCTCCCAATGTAAGTAAATAGCTACTTCTACTGATAATTCAGCAGCAGCTCCTACAGTGAGGGGAGATAACACGCGAAGACTAAATTGTCCCCAACCAAAAGTATATTGTTGTGAAGCATCATTAATACTGTACCAATCAGTTGGTGCAATATAAGGAATTTTCATTTGTATGGCAGTCTCCCGACAATCAAGTTCCAAATTGGGCAATTGAGTGACAGAAGTTAAACTTCCATATTTGGTGGCCAAACTATCCATGGCTGAGTATGGTGTAAATGATAAAATTAATCTCCCTTGTTGAAAAGGAGTTGCATTTAACAAAACAGTTAATACTGCAGTACCACGCACTAAATTATATCCAGCTATCTTATTTTTCCAATCTGTAACTGAGGTCAAATAATTTTCAGGAATAATCTGTTGTAGTTCTATCAAAGGATTCTGAGTAGTAGCCCAATCTTTCACGTTAATGAGGACAGGTTTCTGCATAAAATCCTTAATGCCTTGGTTGATGATATCTAAATCACCAGAGTCCATGGTGGTAGTGTACTTTTTAGTTTCCACTGCTCCATCATTGACGAATGTTGTTGTGACAGGTGTACTGTCGATTTCAATTTTATTTTCAAAGGTTGCCATATTGTTTTTATTTGAGTTACTGTTAGATACACTCACATGTTTCTCCTCAATTAAGAGCCTGAACAAACTAACAGAAATGATAAACCACATTCGTTGGTGTTTCCACGTGAAACTGTAGTAGTAAAGACTCATACTATAACAAATAACGTCATAATATGTAAGACGTTTCATATTACTAAAATCTGAAACGAATCCTATCGCATTTCTCCCCGATAGGTAGGCATCACTAATTGAAAAAGTGATGAGGGACGGGTTGTTACTGTGTAGAGCAACCCCGTCCCATCACATATCTTTAGTCAAGTCAAAACTGACTTGACAATAAAAATCATGTGCCATGTTGAAAGTCATCCTCGGATAACTGTAGAAATCTGCAATCTTATGCATAGTAGGACTTAATAAATCCCACTGTGTTTTAGTTGCACCGCATTCAATATAAGCGTTTTTACAATCGCAATATTTATATGCCATCTCTTTATCAACATCAGTGGTCCAATTAAAACGATCTAATACCGACGCCTCTTTAAGGACACCTCTATATGCTCCTCGATAATAAACTATATACCTTGATAAGTAAATAGTCTGATCCAAGTTTTTATAGGGAGCAGTAAAAGGTTGTTTATTGCCATCAGTAAACTGACGACCATATCTCAAATATTCTTCACTGATAGATATTTGATTAATGTGTGGATATTTTTCTGATACAGCAGCTATTACATCATCACCATAATGGTTAGACCTAACTGCCTCAAAGACAAATGAACACACATTTGGAACTCCTAGTTCTCCGTAATCCTCAGGATCATAACCAATATGACGTAAATGTATTGAACAACACATATACATCAAGCTGATCACAGATCCAACTGAATTAAAATCAGCAGTGGTAGGATCACCAGAATTCATTGCCCCTTTCTTTTTCAAAACGTATGGGGATCGTTTTAATGAACTTTTTCCATTCTCATGTTCTATGATAGAATAATCGACTGTTACGTCATAAGATTCCATCTTAGATTGAATTATCGCACTGATTTCATCAGCCCGATCAGGATCAAGACAGTTCAAAAATATCTCAATTCCTTTCCAGAGTTCAACTGCGAAACCAGTGTCCCAAGAATTATGATCACCATCACACATACGTGTATGGTGCTCCAAATATTTGGCTAATGTATCATACTCAGTATGATTCATTCCAACTGACAATCGATTAGAAATACGATTCCTTCTCAACCATGCTATTAATGTTCCTAATATACGTCGGGTATTAACCGAACAGGAAGCATTACAAGCCATGATCATACGAATCTTATCTTTCGATTTCTTCACAGTCTCTTCTTTAGCAAAGATTGCACTGTACCATTTCAAATTATCAAAATCTCTATTAACGAGTTTCTCATAATCATTAGCAACATCTTGACAAAACTGTCGTGTTTTTGGTGCAGAGTAATCCAAGGGTCTCTGTTTTCCAAGGATACCATACTTCTTCTGGCTCTTCAAATAATATGGCCAACCAGCAGAGGTATCTAAGGGCATAACTTCTACACCTTCAGTACCATCGATTCCTTCAACTATTGTCAATGTACGTTTGTCTTCATCCCGTAAAGGGTCAGAACAATGTACACATTCAGAAGCAAAGAATCGTGCTACGTCCTCTATAAGTTTCATATTCATAGGAACTTCAGGTTTTCCATATTTGTCTCTAGCTTCACGCCACATATCTCGACCAGCTCTCAGCTCGTCTACATGGGGTGCAACTCTAGATAATTTGTTGGGGGTTTCAAAGAATTTGTTATGACACTTTGATCGTTTAATAGTATTTATAGTCCTTGGGAATTTAATCTCATTGGTCTTCAAATCACAAACGTGCTCTTGCCATGGGGGTAAACCATACAAGACCTCACTGGGCTCTGAAGCACATCCACCTTCGGTTTTCACGTCAGGAAGAGTTACCTTCATAGTATCAGGAGGCAAAGCATTTCTCTCAGGTTCTATCAAAACCTTCCCAAGTCGCTCACACTTCTCATTCTCATATTCCACATTCAAACCATAATTGGTTAAGTCATTTGCATAACTTTCAATATATTCTCTGTAAATAGGAACAGCAAATTTTCTAGAAAGAACATTGTTTACTCCGCAATGTATTCCCAAAATTTTTGCCTCTTTGAATAAGGTATCTCCAGACATGAGAATTGAACCACTAAAACCACTACTTGTTTCCACATTGTAGAAATAAGCTTTAGGAGCTACAAATTCATCATACACAACATTACTTTCTACTTTCTGAACAGGCATGTTAAGGACTGTAAATTCCTTTGAAAACATGTTCTTACCAGAAGAATCCTTCACAACCTTAGGGACCACAAGTGATCCATTAAAATGGCTGGAAAGCATTTTATCCTTTAAAGATAAAAAGTTCTTTGTAATGTTTGGAAATTGGATTGGGACATGATATTTTGTAAATTTCACAAATACCATATCCATTTCTTGATCCTCTGTAAATTCACTCTCTTCGAGATCAACTACAGCTGAATCAATTATGGACCTTCGATTAATATTAAACATTCCTTTTTCACTAAAAAGAAAATGTTTAGCATCAGGATAGTCCTCTTCCCAAGTCCGAAAACTGTCAAAGCAATGTTTAGGCATCACAGCAACACGATCCCATAGAAATAATACTACTCCATGAACCATATCACCAGATGTACCTTTAGAACACATTAGCATGACACTCTTATTGGACACACTCCGCATGAGATCTAACTCATTTTGGGTAACACGTCCAGATTGGGTTGTAGTTCTACCAATTCGCCTCGTACGAATTTTGGCAGCCCTAGCTTTCTTCTCAACCCTATCTCTAGGACCAGAACTCTGTACATCGATCTCTACATCGGCAGTCTTCAATAGTCTAATTAGACCATAGGTTATACCATATGTAATTCCGAAAGATGCAAGAGCAGGCACAACAAAGCGAATTGCTTGCCATACACCTCCACCATTCCAAACCTTATCTATAAGATCTTTGGAAATTCTTTGTACTTCAAATGAAAAAGAATTCATTTTAAGAAAGATTATTTCCTTATAAGTTTGATAATAAGTTTTGGTATTTTCTCCAACTGCAATAGATTGATCCATAATCCAAAATACTAACAATGAAGCTGGTATTGTGACTTGAAGAGCAAGTTTTTGAAGTTTGTCCTTAAAGCCATAACAGAATTCTGCAATCTTTTCAGTTAAGAATCTAGTCTTAGGTAATTGCCATATCACGCCCCTTCGAAAAAGAGCCTTTAACATAGCAAAAATTTTCCACCAACAAGATTCTTCCACCTCAGGGGGTGGAGAAAGATCATAGTCGTCCATAAGATCATCAATGATATCATCAGCAAGAATCCCGTCTTTCAACCAGGATTCAATTCTCTTATGAATTCTCTCAATTGTATCTGAATCATTAAGTTCTTCTAACATCTTTTTAATTGCAGGTCTCATTTCTGGATCCTTAGCATAGATGTCTAGAAGGTCTTGGTTAGTCTTGTATGCTCTAGGGCACACATCTAACATGACAGAATCATAAGAGAAAGTCGATAAATAATCCTCAGAATCTCCATTTTCCTTTGTAACAGGTCCATAGATAATCTCTTTGAAATTATTAATCGACGATTGACTCATAATAGCATCAGGTGCTTTATCATTCGCGTGATCGAAAGAATAATTCTTATACATAGCGGAAAAGTTCACACCTTCCCAATCTTTAACTTCTGCAAATCTCTGGCTAATACCATTTTGGAAATTCATTACTGATTTTCCTCGCGATATCTTTTGACTATAACTCTCAGCAGCCCAATGCATGAATTGATCAAAATCCATAGCTTTGGCTCCTGGAATCATAGTACCAGTGTTCAAGTCCCACAAATACATATTCCACCTTCCAGTGTCCAATGTAAATAATTGCTTATCATCTCTCAAAGAAACATATTCCAGGTCAGTAGGCATACCACTGGCTTGAAATTTCTTCCAGGATTCAGGGGTTGCATGAAGTTGAGATGGTGCAAGATATACCGCAGTAGCTCTTCTTCCAAAAGCCTCTTTACACAGGATGGTATGAACATCATTCAAATTAGTTGCATTAGATGTACCACAAAATAGGTTTGAAACCATTTCGCAGCCATCTTTGCCATTAATATGAGCTTTATTCACATAACATGCATTGGTGTTAATCAAACGAATGACTTGCATCAAAGATTTATCTTCAACACGAGAGTCATTAATTTGTAACATCTCATCCAATAAACACACAGGTTGATTGACATATCCATCATGAAATTCAATTTCAGGCATATAATTATAAACCACCGTGTTATAAGCAGTTTGTAAATTACGTTTATGTCTCTCAGTACCATAACGATTGATCGCCATATGTACCACTGTTTGAATTAAAGTATTCTTGCCTCCACCAGCTTTTCCTAATAAAAGGAGAAACCAGGGTTCAACTCGAAAACCTTTACTCTCAGGATTAAATGAAGATATCTTGTCCAATAGACTATTACATCTAGTGTACATTGTTTTAAAAATCTCAAATCGTTCACGACTCACTTTCATAAGCGTGGGATCAGAAATCTTTCTAGATATCAACATCTTGATCTGTGATAGACCAATCCATAGTGAAACATCATTTGTTATTCCGTTATTCACCATAGACTCCATCTCTTCAATATCAGTTCGGTAACGTTGAATATCCTCATCAATGATCTCTTCAGAACAATTAGGAATGTTTCTACTCAACTCATTGAGTTTGGTACGTAAATTCACTCCAAGTTCTTTTTGTTCCTTGTTCAAAGCTAAATATTGTGAAGAACACATAAGAGCTGTTAAGTTCTTATTGATTTCACAATATTTCTCCCAGATAGGCTTCCAATCCTTTGGTGCATGAAGCATACTCTCTGCGAGAGCAATGACTTCAGTACCAAGATCATTAATACGTGCATCTTCAGGGAAAAGTTCTCTCAAGAAAGGGATATTACAAGAATCTCCAATGGTCTTAATGAAATCTTTGATGAGTCCAAATGCGTCAGCAACGACAGCATAAAGATCACCAGAATTTTTCTTATAGTTACCAATATTCTCTTTGATGGTAGCAATAATTGAAAAGGATGAACATGCTTTATTAAAAATAACAAAGTATGCACCAAAACAAATTGCAGCCATCCAGCCCTTCATAGAGGCTAAACCACTCTCGGTTTTAACTTCCATAGAAGAATTCATATCATCAGGTAATAGTGAAAATGCCTCTGGATTTATAAAACCAAAACTAATAAAAGCTTTCTTAAATAATCTCCAGATAGCTCCACTACCACGATAACATAAGTAAAGTCCCAAAGCAGCTAAAGCGCCATAACCAACAATTTTGATGGCTAACGCAGATCCAGTACCAATCATATCACTAACATAATTTTTCTGCATAGTAAAAATGTCAGAGACAATTGATTTCAATTGCTCAGGAAGGACTTGTGTAAGAAGTTCTTTAAAACAAGACTTCAAATCACCAATCTTATCAGTAGCTAAAACGCTCAGTTTAGATAAAGTTGTATCCACAAATTCTTCAGTTGGTTCAGCATTAACAATGCCCCAACCAGCTTCCATTGTAACAGTATGTCTGTGTAATTCTTTCCAGCGTAAACATCCATTACATGGATCTTTACATTCTAGAATTGAATCACGATGGGCAATCTTAATACAAAAATTCTTTGGAATCTTTGCTAAATTCTCAGGGTGTACTCTAAAATAAGAGCAACCTCGTCGAAATTTGGCTCGAAAAATATAATTTTGTTTTCCACTTTTGGGATTGTAAACAACCCAAATTAGGACAACATTATCATAAAACAATACAATTTCTCTATGTACTACAGATTGTTCATCTACCTTTGGAAAATAACTCTCATGATGGAAATTATAAGAATCGCGTATATGAAAATCCTCAGCAAAAATAAGATCGTGGACCTTAAATTTGGTTTGAATAAACACAGTACGTTTCTTCTGAATGGGTAAATTCAACACTAAACTAGGTTGTAGTTGAAAATCCTCAAGATTCAAATAAAGTTTCTCTCGGAAATCTCCCATCATCTTCCATCCATGCATGAAAGTTCTTCGAAATTTAGAACTTGTAACGTGAGCGCCCATTCCTCCTTTAGAAGGATATGTTTCCACACGCTGGGTGAGTCCTAAACTCGTGTACTTATCAGTTAATTTACTCTTCATCAGAGTACGAGGTTGATAAATTTCTCCTCGTTTGACGCCCTTCACGTCCATCCAATCATCGAGATTATTCTCGATAATACTCTCCTTCATCTCGGGTGATT